ATCCAGTTAATCCTCAACAAACATTGTGGGCATAATGATTGACAAAGTAGAATCAAATAAAGATAAGCAATCTATTATCTCAGGCAAGGCTGTTGCTGTTCGCATCAATGGCAGAACATCTTGGAAGGGTTCAGTACGCAGTAAGCGTAACCTATGGGAGACTACCGTACAGGTAGAACTACCAGGTGGCGGTCTACCAAACGTCATCCGCTTCCGCTTCTGCCGTTACCCAGAAACTGCTAAGGCAGATTACACTGGTCACTTCTCCTACCCGGTACATCCTGGTATGGCAGGTAAGACTATTTGGATAACACTAGCACACTCGTTCGTGTCCGGTGGTGCTATGCCAGTAGGTCTATTCATTGACCACGATGGTAGTGCACCCATTACCCTAGATGGTCGACAGATTAAATCAAACTAATCTGTACAAAAGAATTCCCCCCAGAGAGATTTCCTCGTCTCTTTGGGGGGATCTTTTTTTATGCAATTTTATACTTTGTGCTGACAGTAACAATCAGGATAGTTACATTTAGCATGAAGCATTTCTGATACTGCCTTGCTAAGTGCATCAGCACCATCCTTGCAGTTCTTACAGATCATAGTTCTTTGTCCTGACTTTCCGGTCAAAAGAATTTATGTCACGCTCCAACTTAAGTTCTTCCTCAAGTTTGCTGATCTTCTTATCTAGTATCTGTAGTTCAGACTGAAGGATCGAACTCCTCAGTTGTTCCAACTTGAACATCAACCCTAAGTTGTTGTATTCTTTCTTCAGTTTCCGCTTCGTTACCACTTGATTCATCCTCATCTTTGAAGGGTGGAAAACCACCAAGGTGTCTTACCATTTTATTTAGTGCTCGGTTAGCCTGCATCGCTGCTGCTTTTGATGAAGGCTTTTCTGGTAGTGCTTGTTCATGCAGGTCTTGTGAGGTTACTTCCTCACCATAGAACAAGAACACTAGGTTCTGTTCCTTTTCATCTAACATACCAAAGGCTCTACGAATGTCAGCAACGTGTGCCATCCAGTCGTCAGACTGTTCAAGAGATTTAGTTGACCTTCCGGTAGTGGACAATGCGTTCTCTACCTTCTGCCAGTTGTCAGATAAGATAGCAGGGATCATAGCCTTGACAAACTCTTTACGATACCAGAACACATCCTCTATACTGTAACCTTCTTTATGTGCCTTCTCTCGAACACACATATCGTAAGCAGCATTTCGTAGTGATCTAGCAAATAGTTTGTCTGAGTCCTTGATATCTTCTTTTAACCACTCTTTAGTTTTTATTGGATGCTCAATGAACCATAGCCACAAGTGTTGCTCTAGGTCTTGTCGCTCAACCATCGGATACTTCCGACAATACTCGGATGCAATTTGCACAACCATGTTTCTATATGTCTCGATAACTTCATTACTGATTTTACCATTCATACAATTCACCCTCAACAACAAACGATCTGCCGTTGATCGGGACAACCACTGGTGTTACATTGCCTCTACGAATGTAGAGAATAGTGAATGCCTGTTGCCAGTTAGCCGAACCAGTATTCAGATAAGACGCTTGGCTGAGATCCATAAGGTGTCCGACTTCAACTCCGTAGAGACGGTTGTGAATCTTGCCGTTGTATCCTTGGTGTTCGTGTTGAATACCCGCTCTATGTGTATGCCCACAGACAACCGAAGACCCAATCTTGCGAGCCAAAGCCAGAGCAGTGCCACCTGCTTGACGTGAGATGTTGCCTTCATCTCCATGCGCCAGCACCCATCCTGGAGTAAACTGCCAGATACTATCGTGATAGGTAATCTCGTTCTCGCGATAATTGAGTAACTTGGAGTACTCAAGGTCCCGCAAACTGGCGAGCGCAGGTGCGTATTTCTTAACATAGTGCTCGACTCGATCGCCATGGTTGCTCCTCATTGTATGGAAAGGCTTGTCTCCAAGTTGTTCCTTGAACTCCAACATAATCTTTGATGTCTTGTCAAGGTTCTTCTGAAGTGTACCTGCGTACTCACCAGCCGTACCCTTGTTCCAACGTGATGGTTCAGGACTATCGGACTCATCACCTACACAGTACAGTTCATCTGGTTCATACTCACCAACAAAGTTCTGTAATGCCCGTACCGCACGTGGATCGTGGTATGGGATTTGCATATCAGGTATTACAATAACGCGTTTCACTTCTTTGTATCCTTACTACTATCCCATGAACCATCAAGAACCATAATTCCAATTAGTCCATAGTTACTAATGTCTATGAATGTATCTCGTAACGATTCATAGTTTGCATCCCTACCAGTTTCAATAAGGTTTGCTAGTCGTGCTACCTTGTCGTGCAAACGTACAGCCAGACCATTGATTGCACCACCGGGTGCACGTGAAATGTTTTCTGAACCGTAGTCCTCGTGCTTCTTAATCAAGATCTCTACTGCTTCATCGGAAGCAGACATAACATCTAGATAGAATTCATCTTGACTTGTGATTAGTTCTTTACTGGTGGGACGGTAACCGTAAGGGTCACTTCCCCATTCTTCACTCTTACTTCTTTGACCTTCATACCCAAATTGGTCACCAGCCTTACGGCTGTAGTCACCGTACTCTCCAAATCCGTAGGTGTCAAACCATTCATCCTTCATCTTGCTCATACTGCTACCTTCTCCCTAAAGAATTGGTGTCCGTGTTTAATGTACATACTGTTGACGTCTTCGCCATCGTTCATTGGTATTACAATTGTTCCTTGGTTTTCCTTCGCAATCTTCTTCGCAAAATCCGAGCCAGGCTGATCGCCGTCAGCAAATACATAGATAGTCTGGAAGTCTTGGAGTAGTAACGAGTAGTGTCTCTTCCACGAGTTAGCCCCAGGAACGCCAATTGCCGGGATACCACACTTTTGGTGGAGCGTGATCGTGTCGATTTCTCCTTCGCATACTGCAATGAAATCACCTGCCTGTTGAATTGCTTGTACGTTATATAGTCTTGTCTCTACACCTGACATACCCATATACTTGGGTTCGCTACCATCTATAGCACGAAACCGTATGTCAACCACACCAGTCTCGGTTATGTATGGGATAGCCAGCCTGCCAGCAAACTGTTCATGCCCTAGAAGAGGCTCTTCCACGTACCCTAGGCGGGCTGTATGCGCGTCTTGTAAGGTTATCCCTCTCGTTGCGAGATACGCTTCTGCTTTTTGCACCGCTTGCCCGTAGTGTAGTGCTGCTCTTTCCAGTAATTCCTTCTGCAATCTTGACTGCTTCACGAAATCCTACCCTTTCCTGTTCCATAATAATGCTATACGTATCACCTTTTACCCCACATCCGAAGCAGTTAAACGCATTCTCCTCAACATTTACTGTTGCTGATGCGTGACCATCATCGTGGAAAGGACAACGTAACTTAACCCATCCGTCTCTTTCGTGTACTGTTGCACCATAGTGTTCCAGTATCGACTGTATACTGTGCTTCTCCACTAGTACCCTGCCTCATCAAGTAACTTATACCAAACCTCTACTGGCATAGTGGCATACCACTTGCCAACATCTGTTGTACCCTTTTTCTTGTGGATCACAACACCGGTATCAGCCTTGTCATTTATCATCTCAACATCTAGTTCACTTAACCATTGAGATAGTTCCATGCGTGCATGGTTCTTTATCTCAAGGACAACACCAGGAATGCCAGCGATGTCGCCCCGATCGTTACTGCCATTGAGAGATCGTCGTTCCACATGTTTTCTACCTTTTCCTACTAGCCAATTAACTACAGCAGTTTCTGCAGCAGTACCTTTTTGTTTACTCTTACTCATTAGTAATCATTCCTATCTAGGTACAGCAGGTAAGCAAGCAAGCCCATAAGGGCTAGGATGATCATCGGCTCTGTCACCTTGTCTCCTCTAGGTCAGCAAGATACATGTACTCAGGATTGAACTGTAACCATACAGGCGTATTGCCTGATGGATCAGCCTTTCCATAACGATTCTTAACAGATGCCACAGCCATCAACCCTTGGTGTTGACCAAGCGTAAGGATGAGTGCAGGTGTCTGGTTAACCATACCTTGAATAGCATCACGTGAGGGACAGGGATCAGCACCATAAGATTCCTTGGTGTGGTGCAGTACAATCACAGCAGAGTTATTCTTACGTGCTATGTACTTGAGTTCCTGAATCACAGATTGCATACCTACGTGACCATCACCACCACCATTGTAAACATCCATTAAGTTATCTACAATGATGAGTGCAGGTGGTTCACCCAACAGTTCTTCTATCGCACTAACCTCATCCGTTATGTCACCGAGCCCAGGATTGGAATCGAAAGACCAATAGATGTGCTTAGCCCTAGTCAATGCCTGACGTGCCATGTCTGGGTTGTCACTAATGACTTGCTCTGCATCACGCTGGGATACGCCCTCGATCATTGAATACAAGCGCATAGCCATGGTGTGAGCATTGGTATCAGCAGATATGTATAGCGTTGGTTCACGCATACGTAGTGCTAGTGCCAAGGCAAGTGTTGACTTGCCAGCCCCAGGCTGTGCCGCAATTACTGATACTTCAGAACGACGGAACACAACCTGATTGTTCTCAAAGGCACGGAAGACCGGAAGCATTGGTTCTCCACCAATGTCCTTACGTCCTACGGACCTACCTAATGTTTTCATTTTTCTCCTTCTAAGAATGCGGGCAGTTTAATGTCTTTGCCCAGGACATCTTGTTGGGATTAGATCGTGTTCCATTCTGGGTCTTTCTTAGTTACCCATTGTGGTGTACATTGATCTGCTGTACCCTTAGGTGTTGGACAGAAGTAACCCTTCCACTCACCCTTAGCACCGCTACCTTTACGTGTTACCATAGTTCCGTGCGAACAAGTACGTGTACCTGCAATTGATGGTGCTGGCGCAGCGTATGCTGGTGGTGGTACTGGTGCGAACGAAGTCTCTTGGACTACCGTTCCACCTAACGCATCAACCACTGTATCGACTGCGCTGTAACTGGGTGATACCGGTGGCGTACCCGTCAGCACTTGTTCTAGTGTTGCGATAGCATCTCCTGCACCCTCTGCCACAAGCGCATTGATGTTACTGATTAGTTCTTCAGCACTATCACCACGTGCGGTAACGATAGTACCCTTTGTTGTCTTGACGTTGACCACGTAATTTTTTTCGGTCACTTTATTTTCCTTCCATATTCCACTTGCATTGTGCTGTGAATCCACACATCTTACAATGACTGAAGTTCGGTAAGAGTAACTCATTCATACGAGCCTTATCGAAACCTGCCACTAACTCTTCTATCTTATCCGTACTGTAGAAATCTAAACTTACTAGAGGTGAAGTAGTTCCACTCCTAGCCATCCAGTACGTACCATACTGTGGTCTGATGCCAAAGGTTAACTCAATACCAGCAGCATAGAATGCTAACTGTAATGGGTTAGGTGTGTACCTACCAGTCTTGATATCTACTATGACCATCTCTCCCTCGGGAGTTACCATAATTCTATCGATACCCATTTGGACTGGGACACCTGCGATGGTTGGTCTTAGGTTTAGTTCGATTGCAGGGATACCCTCAGGGGTAGTCCATACAGTCCAGCCATTCTCTCCTGTCCGGAAACTAACCCACGAGTCTAGCATCAGGCGACCGTGCTGTACCCACCACTTCTCATTCTCCTTGTCAGGATACTCCTTGGTAGCCCTGCCAGCAGATCTCCACAATGCCTCTTCCTGCCCCGTAGAAGCACTGTGAGCGGTCTTTACCCTATCCCACGTATCTTTCCACAGAACATCTAATACTTCTGGTGACGTTGGATTATTCATTTGCCCTCAATCTCGTACATAGCCTTGTCGAATGCCTCACTAGCCTCGTGAAGTGAACTACCACCCACTAGCCACCAAGATCCACCCTCTGGTATCTGTTCGATACGAGACAGGTAATACTTCCACCCACAGTCAAGCCAAGTGGTTAACTGTGAGTATGAGATGTGCACTGGCACATCATACCCATTTATTTTCAGAGACACTATGTGTCCTTCCTTGTTGTTGTTATCTTAAAGCAAAGGGTGAGAGGGTGGAAATGTAGAAAGGAGTAAAGCCACTTCCACCCCCTCGAGGGAATCGCTACTATGTTACCTCGTAGCGTATACATTCACTACCATATCAGCAATAGTGTATATATATATTTAATTATAATTATAATAATATGTTATTATATATATAACTATATATATATATATATAAATACTCCCATAATTTATATCTATTCATACCCAAGTTATCGAAGGTCAAACATATCAATTTGTTCATCCTTCGGAAAAATATCCGTGGGAACTAGAACCTTGAAGATCTTCCCATTATCCTCCGTACCTAGCCCACGGATATTTCCCCTACCTTCGACATCCTTACGTGCCATTGCTTCCGACTCATAAGGACCGAAGAGAAACTGACCGACACCCTTGTAGTTTACGCCTATAGCGTACACTTCTCGACCTCGACGAGCGTTGTCAATCAATTCCCATACGTCATCTGCAAGATCATCAACGGACTCGGCTGGTTGTTCCAGTAATTTTATGAGTGCATCCATTTCTTTCTTGCGCTGACGCATTGTTACCTCCTAGATACTAGAGCACGTGCTGCCCTAGCAAAGTTTCTTTGTCGTTTAATTATCAAGTGCTGAAATATATTTAAGCCTATAGAGAACATCACTAGTAACTCAAGCATCTTTCGCCACCCTAATCGCATCACTCTCTACATTAAACACCATAGTTTCATAGTAGGTTGCCGAGATGATAGCGTCTTTGACAATTGGATTAGCCTTGGTATTCCACCATATCCTAGCGTTCCGGTGGAAGTCAGGAGGTAACGATTGTATTAACTGCCACGACTCCTTGATATCTTCCAACTGTTCATCCGAAATCTGCATTGCGTACCTCCTCTCTTATTCTAATTCTTTCTACCTCTTTGTCAAGCAATTGACTGAAGTCTGTTACCAGCGTGTCGCGCATAACCCGTTCAGACCTACGTTCCGTGGCTGTCATACCACCCCAGAACCCATACTCCTCGTTGTTAATAGCCCACTCACGACACGGCTGTACCTCTGGACACGTCAGACACATACGACGTAGGTATGCGTGTTGCTTGGGTGCAGTAGAGATGTAACTCTCCCACCTAGTATCCGTATCGTGGTTCATAGATTCGGTCACGATGTAATCATCATAGAATAAATCGGGATCTAATCCTTTACAGTTTGCATTGTCAAGATCAGGAAGTGTCTTCATCTGATTCATCCTTCCATTCTATACTAGACATAGACAGGAATCTATTCATAACTATCTTGTGTGCTTCACCCTGAGAATAACCTAGTGCCATTAGTTTATTCGTCTCGACTTCATACCAGAATAGCCTAGTCATACCCGCTTTAGTCTTCATCACTATCACCCTTGACGTAGTCAATCACAACATCAGATACCAAGTCAAGGATAAGGCTGTAACACTTGGCTCTGATCTCCTCGACAACCTCTAGCCATTGCTCTTCGCTAAGGGCGTAACCATCCTGTTCCATCCAAGGATCAAGCAAACCCTCGGCATCTTCCTTACTGTAGATGAAAGCATACACATCATCTGACATATCAACTTGGCGTAGCACATCTAGACTGTGCATCAACTCATTAACTTTCACGGCAGAACTCCTCTAGTTCATTGTTAATTTCTATATCATTTACCATAGCATACTCGAAGTACTTATCTCCAAGCACACCCAATAGTTCATACACTTCATCAGCAGATAGGCTAAGCCTAACACCTTGAAGTGTCAGTAACCAACCGTCCTTACGGACTTCACTCTTGACTAGGCTAGTCAACATCAGTACTCCATTCCATTGTAGTTGTGCTGTGCCACAGTTGGATTGTAGCACAGGCAAGCGACAGCGTGATCGTAACACTCAAGGCAAGAGTTACATACGGTACATACACCGTCATACAACGCTTCCTCTGTAACTGTAGTCATACATACGTAGCAGGTGTAGTCTACCTCTTCTAACTCTGAGGTTAGTGCCTTACGATCTGCATCTAATAGATCCTCGCTAGTCCATAGCCCACGTGAGTAGTAGCCCGAACCATAGAATGTATACGAGTGCTTGTAACTAGAGTTAGACCACCATACATCCTTGTCCCACGTACCTAGGTCCTCGTTGACAATGTACACAGAGTCACGTAACTCTGGCGCATTAGTTATGATAGCCAACTTACTACCAGCAGCCCAACCCTCTAGTCTCTTGAATGAATCCTTGTCGTCAAGGGATTCGACACCTAGGTTAGGCAAGATATCCTCTGCAAAGATACGCGTGTCAGAGCGCCGGTCACCCTGCTTGGGGTGGATAGGTAGCATACCGTTATGTCCAAGGATAATGTCCTTGCGACCACCTACCCTGAATGGGTGAGCGTTCTCGATAATGCTATCTCCGTGCGTTGTGATACGTGCGTGATACATAGCGACAAAGTCAGTACCTGCACCCTCGAGTGCATCAAAGAACTTGTCGATAGTTTTTTGTGCATTCATACCACGACTCGTAATGATACGGTCGCCGTAATGAATAGCATAGCCGAACCCGTCAGGGTTGTTGTTGCTTGCATTAACAATGCTGTTATAGTCAGGTATCTGACCCATTGTTACCATTAATAAACACACTTTAGTTTCTCCTTTTCCTTGCGATTGTATTTACAATCACTCTGTGTTTTCGTCTGGTGTTATCTGAAAGTCTGGCAAGTATTGTACCAGATCGGGATACTTACCTTGCTTGCGCACCCAAGAGGCAAACTCCTCAGGTCGTAGCATTACGCTAGCATTAGCACCGCTTCGTATGGAACGTGTGTACTCAACCGAAGCGTGGCAGAATTGAATGGCACTACGAACACGCTCGATCTTGAGCGAACCCTTGAACATTCTAACCTCTACCGTGTGATTGTTCTGCAAGTTGATGGCATTGTATCTATCGCCACCTCTAGCATCACTATAACGGCGCTTGATAGTAAGAACATTATCTATCTTAGCACCCTCGTTGATGATACCATAGTGAGAGTTGCGACCAGCAATGTGGCGACACAGATTCTCATTACGGTTGATCAGATAGGTGAACGCAAGCAAGTGAGTACGATCAGTAAACGCTCGCCTATCTATGTGTATGTGTATTCCACAACTACCTGCACTCCACGATCTGAACCCAGCATTACGCAGTTGATCAAGCACCTCCCACTTAACTTGCTCTTGGTAGTACTCAAGCGTAGCAGGGTGAGTGACTATCTCGAAACCAAAGTTAAGTGATGAGTCCTCCTTGAGATACACAAAGTCACCCCAAGAATCGGTCACAGTTTCAGCACCCCAAGAGTAGTCACCAGTATGAGCCTCAACCTCTAACTCCATACCAAAGTACAGTTTCTGATCAGATGATCCGTGAAACTGTGGCGTGGGTTTGTAACTGTAATTGTGTACAAACTCAGAGTCAGGGCTACACATCTCGTCGTGCCACTCATACTGATCACACCCTGCACACCAGTTCGCTACTCTGCCAATACAAGAAGCACAGTAAGCACTATCACCACTACCAACATAGTTAATATCATCAGAACAAAAGATGCCATCACATCTTTCGCACTCACGATAGTTCTCCGTACATTCACTACAATAATCTCCAAGAGTCCAGAGATTAGCGATCTCTCGATCTAGGTGATACTTCTTGCAGTCAATACACTTCTCGGTGCAGTCACCACAGCCATAGAGATCTTGGTACACAACCTCGCGAGTCGTGCTATTCCAAGTGCTATGTCGTATCTTGTAATGCCTATTGTTCTCGGCATCATAATCAAACGCATCACCACAAGAGTAACACGTTATCGCAACAACAACTTCGATAGACTCGCTATTGGTACTAGCCGAGTCAATGATCTCAGTCACCGTTATCTCCTAACTGATTGTATTTACAATCATTCAGTAAGTTAGTAAGCACCTTGCCCACCAACAGATCTATCTTATCATACAGGTACATAGTCTGTCAACTTATAATTGACACACCGTGTCGCTTGAAGTATTCACGTTCCATTTGGTCATAGATAGGGGTATCTGAATCAACAGATACTACCTTATCTCGCTTGATCATAGACATAATTAACTTAAGCACTTACTTTCTCCTTTGATAGTTGTGGTCTTACGGGTGGTGTCTTGCTTACATAGACCCTAGCGTGGAACTCTTTGTTGTGCAAGTTGATACCAGCACACAACTCAGACACCCAGCGATAGGGCTTACTCTTGGTATCACAGTCAGCACAGGTGAAATACCACCTGTCCTTGCCAAAGAACTCACGCAGAATACCAATACGATCAGAGTCCTTGTTGATACGATAGGTTACTACCTCAGACATAGGCATACTTCATCTCCTCTTCACACTTGTCCGAGCATACATAGACCTCGTGATAATGGTCAAGCATTACGGGTATGTCGTGTTGCACAGACATAGGTTCTCTACACAAGAAACACCACGCCTCCACGAACCGATCACGATCTACTAATAGTGCAGTCACTTGATACTCCTTAGGAAAGCGAACGATCCATCATTGTTGAGTTTCTCCAGTAGTGAGTTCATAGAATCCACTGCTGTACCACGCAGGATTTTCTGCTGATCCTCCTGCGGTAGCGTGTTAAACAGCATCACAAGTGGGTGAGTTCTACGCAGACCAAAGGTACACTCGATCTCAAATGTAACCTTAGTTACCTGATTGTAATTACGGTCACCAGTTAATTTAGCCATTACTCTTCTTCCTTTCAGCCTGAAGTTCCCAAGATACCTTGAGAATCTGCCCGACATAATCATTACATTCGTGATTCAGGCGCACCACACGCCACACTAGACCCACGATTACCATTACTAACAACAGATCGAACCCGTTAATTGTGTTCAGCATTACTTCTCCTCTAGTAGGTGAGCCACAGCCCGTAGTGTAGCCTGTGCTTGTGCGACAGCAGACAGTAGTCTGCCCTCGGATACAGCATCAAGGATAGCCTGAGCCTGCTTGCGCTCAAAGTCCACCCGATCCTGATAGGAACTGAAAGACTCACGATAAGTCATACGCTCATCAAATGTCATACCAGTTTCAATGTCTAAGTTAAGTGCCTTAACAGCACCGAACTTACTTGCATCTTCTTGCTCTAACCAAAAGTCAGCCATTTAACTAACCTTTCCGATTGTATTTACAATCACTTGCGGTGATCGCTCAGGCTGTGCCGTTCACAACCTGATGAATACATCTTACCACACAGGTACATACCCTGTCAAATTTTCAGCGCACCTATTTTTCCTGCACCGTATACAGCACCTGCCCGTACCGTACACAGCACCTACCTGTACGCGCTCACGCACCCCTGCGCCCGCGCTTGCCTGTGTGTATGCGTGTGTGTGCGTATGCGTACGGGTGTGTGTGCCTGTGTGTGGGTGTGCGTGTGTATGTACGTCTATGTATGGGTGTGAGTGTGTGCCTATGCCTATGGGTAGGTGTGTTGCTTATGAGTAACAACAACGGGTGAGTGATTGTATTTACAATCAAACCCTGATCGTTGCTTATTGGTAACGCCTAGCGTTATTCCTTAGCCGTAGGCGTTGCGTATTGGTAACGGATAGCGCGTATCTAATCGGGTGATCGTGTTGCTAATGGGTAACGGTTACGCTTAACGCGTAAGTCTGGCGCGTGTTGCTTATCGGTATCGGTTGCCTATCTGCATCAGGTTGCCCGATTGTATTTACAATCAAGCGCGAATGGTTGCGAGATCGCAACGGGTCAAGCGTTGCCGATCTGGATAGTTAGTTGAATCTTCAACCAGTTGGGCTGGCTGGCTGGTATTTGGGGCAATTAGGGTCAATGCGGCGGATTATCCGACACGCCCAAAACCCTTGCAAATAAAGGACTTTTGACCAATTTCCAAATGAACTTGCGTAAGGTCTGGGAATATGAGACCATTCTTGTATTGGGTAAATAACCCAATGAACTAAGCAGAAATGAGATCGAAATGTCGAAGGACACCAGCAAGACCCAGACCATTCTCAAGAATGGTGTTAGCAAGATCATCAAGATAGATCACGATTCCCGTATGAAGATCGCCCAGATCCTCAAGGAATTGACCAGCCCTAGCAACCCTGATCAGCCAGCGTTCAGCCAGCGTCAGATCGCCAGCGAATGGTCAGCGCAAGCGGGCAAGCCAATCAGCCAGACAACGGTCAGCCAGTACCTAGGCGCGCTGTATGTCGTTGAGCAGACCAATGCCAATTTCGATGCCGTTGTGAATGTCTTGCAAGATCGCAAGGCTGGCATCAAGATCAGCGACATCAACACGCCAGCGCAAGCCAAGGCGATTGTGAAAGATCGCAACCTAGCGCAAGCACCTAAGCGCAAGCCACGCAAGACAACACCTGCCAAGAAGATCAACGTGGTTGATCAGGTCAAGGCAATCCGCAAGGCGCAAGCGCAAGCCCCACGCCTAGACAACGCAACGCGCGCCCAGTTGATTCAAGAGATCAACAACTGGTTAGTGGCTCTAACTCAAGCCTAACCAAATCGGATAGCCCCCTCTTCGGAGGGGGTTATTCTTTTGCCCAAAAATAGTTGGCTGCACCTGTTGCAAACAAGCAACCAGATAGTCAAGCATTAACATTCATTCGTTGTTTATTAACACCACCCACCCACCCGCAGGGGTAGGGGGGGATCTGTTGCGTTTACGCAACGGCAGGGCAGGTGTTGCCTTTCGGCAACGTATGACCGCCCAGTTGTTAAACAGGTCGGAAACGACTATACATTACTCTCACATATTATTTTCTGCTGTGTTTCCGTACGGTTACTGGGTTTCTGTACTATGACCAAAAATACTTTATATTATTTTGGTAACAAATCGTTACAGGTAGTTTGTAATTGGGTTAGTATATATGTAAGGTTATTTTATGCGAACCCTGTTGGTTCGCTAGTATATAATACACCGCTTTGTGCGGTGTTGTATGTGTGTTGTATTTGAGTGTTGTTTAGGATGTGTTTCGGTGGCTGCTAGGACGGGTGCATTGCACCATACGGTAATTAAGCAGAATGAGGACCAAGCGAAATTTCTGGCTTCTGTATCATCAGGAGTATCAGAACACGCTGCGCTGGGTATAGTAGGTCGTAAACCTGCTGCCTTAAAGACGTGGCTCCGGGACCCTGCCTTTGCTATGCGGCTCGAGGATGCGCGCGGCGAGTCTAACTCCCTTATGAGCGAGACCCTCGTTAATGGCAAGAGGATTGACTTCGCGACCTTCTCCAAGGAGTTCTTGGGCTCTGAGGTATTCCCTCACCACCAGTCTTGGATTGACGTTCTTGAGGGGCAACCTCCATCTTGGCTCCACCCGTCTATGACTTTTGAGCCGAGCAACCGCCGTCGTATGTTAATCAACGTACCGCCTGAGCACGCCAAGTCTACGGTTCTAACGGTTGGCTACGCCACCTACCGTATCGCGATGGATCCAAACATCCGTATCGTTATCGTATCCCAAACCCAGACCCGTGCCAAAGAGTTTTTGTATTCCATCAAACAACGGCTAACAGAAGACAACTGGGCTAAACTCCAGGGTGTCTATGGACCAGCCGGTGGCTGGAAGGAAACCGCAGATCAATGGACTGCCGACCGTATCTACTTGGAACGTTCATCTGGCGAGAAGGACCCTACAGTACAAGCCATTGGTATGGGGCAACAGATCTACGGTACTCGCGCCGATTTGATTATTTTGGACGACGTGGTCACTACTACCAACGCCCACGAATGGGAGAAGCAACTCAACTGGTTGCAAAAGATGGTTATTACCCGTGTCGGAGCAACCGGTATGCTCATCATTGCGGGGACGCGAGTTTCTTCAGTAGACCTCTATAAAGAGATCCGCAACCCAGATAACTGGTCTGGAGACAAATCACCCTTTACTTATTTGGCTATGCCAGCAGTTCTAGAGTTTGCTGATAAAAAAGAAAACTGGAAGACTCTCTGGCCCATCTCTGATCGTGTGTGGGATGGCGCGGACCCAGATAACGAAGATGACTCAGAACTTTTAGTACAGGACGAAAATGGATACTACCCTAAATGGGATGGAAAACGCCTCTTCCAACGACGCAGTGAGGTTAACCCATCTACATGGGCTCTTGTGTACCAGCAACAAGATGTCGAGGAAGACGCAATCTTTCCCCCTGCGCTTGTTAACTCCTGTGTTAGTCGTATGCGTAAACCTGGTCCTCTCCACATGGGAGCGCCTGGACATCCATCAGACGGACAATGGGTAACGATCCTAGGCTTTGACCCTGCTATGGCAGGTCACGCCGCTATGGTAGCATATGCCGTAGAGCGTGAGACTGGTCAACGTATGGTTCTGGATGTGTACAACATGGCAGACCCTACTCCTCAAAAGATTAGAGCACTCATGGAAGACTGGGTGCTTAAGTTCCGTCCTATAGAACTACGCGTTGAAATCAACGCACACCAAAAAGCCTATTCCCTAGACGAGGATCTGCGGATGTGGATGGCTAATCGCGGTGTACAGATGAGAGAACACTTCACTGGTAAGAATAAGTGGGATGTTAGTTTCGGTGTGGCTTCCATGTCGAATCTATTCGGTGCAATGCGCGATGGCAAATTCATTGGGGGTAATCTAATTACCCTACCAGACGCAAGTAACGAGCATATCAAGGCTCTTATAAACCAGTTAATTACTTGGAAACCAGATACAAAGAACAAGACTGACGTTGTCATGGCTCTTTGGTTCTGTGAGATTCGGGCTAAGGAACTGGTTCAAAGTGGTATGAACAGAGTTCACCACATGAACTCAAGGTATGCAACTAGAAAAAATCTAGCACAACGAGCAGTTATCGACTTAGATGGACTTGCTGCAGATCAACAAGTAATTTACATTTAGGAAAACTATGACTTTGTCAATCGACCAAATTAGCGACAAGGTTAATATCCTTTCACAGCGTAACGCTTCACGCGACTCACGTATGAGAGATATTACCGAAGTACGCCGTGGTAACATGGAAGCAGTCTATCCAGACATGTTCCCAGAGGGCTTGTCAAAGCCAATGATTGCAAACTTTGTTGACGTTGCAGCCCGTGATATTGCAGAAGTCCTAGCCCCACTGCCTTCAATTAACTGCTCGTCTATTAATAGCAAGTCAGAGAAGTCCAAGAAGTCTGCTGACAGTCGTTCAATGATTGCCAACAACTACGTTCAATTCTCTAGATTGCAAACACAGATGTACACTGGTGCAGACTGGTATAATACCTATGCCTTTTTGCCCATTGTAGTTGAGCCTGATTTCCAGGCTAGAATGCCACGCATCCGCATAGAAAACCCAATGGGTGCTTACCCAGAATATGACCGCTATGGTCGATGCATCTCATTCACAAAGAAGTATTACAAGACGTTGGGAGAGTTAGCAAACGAGTTTCCTGAATACGAAACCCGTCTAATTGGAAAACTCGGGCGTGATTTAGAAAACCCTAACACGTTACTTGAGTTGGTTCGCTATGAAGACGCAGACCAAATTGTTCTCTTCCTTCCGCAGCGCGACAACCTTGTGCTGCGTAGCACGAGAAACCCACTAGGAAAAGTTTCCGTCGCAATTGCTCGCCGTCCTGGAATTGACCCGGACGATCCGAGAGGACAGTTCGATGATGTACTTTGGGTTCAAATCGCTCGTGCTAGATTTTCTTTGCTTGCTATGGAAGCAGCAGAAAAGTCTGTACAGGCTCCTATGGTTGTACCACAGGACCTGCAAGAATTTACATTTGGTCCAGATGCAGTACTTCGTACATCCAATCCACAGGGCGTACGCCGCGTAGGACTTGAACTACCACAAGCAGCATTCCAAGAACAACAAGTTCTTGAACAAGAAATGCGCATGGGTTCACGTTACCCTGAAGGACGTTCAGGTCAGATTGATGCAAGCATCATTACTGGCTCTGGTGTTCAAGCACTTCTTGGTGGCTTTGATACTCAGATCAAGGCTGGACAAATGATCCTTGCTGAAGCCTTTGAGCATGTTATTAAACTTTGCTTTGAGATGGATGAAAAATTATTCCCAGGCGAAAAGAAGCAGAATGGTGTATTCCAAGGTGCTCCTTACGAACTAGCATACTCACCTGAAAAAGATATTGCTGGACAATATGAAGTTCAGGTACGTTATGGTTTGATGGCTGGACTTGATCCATCGCGTGCATTAATTTTCTCACTACAGGCTTTACAAGCCAATCTAGTATCTAAAGACTTTATCATGCAGGAACTGCCATGGAACATGAATGTTTCGCGCGAGCAGGAACGCATTGATATAGAGCGGATGCGCGATTCACTATCGGCATCTCTTGCTGCTACAGCCCAAGCAATCCCGCAGATGGCATCACAGGGACAAGATCCTTCTGCTATTATTTCAAAGATTGCTCAGACTATCAAAAAGCGTCGTGAGGGTTTATCTATCGAAGAGGCTGTTGCTCAGGCGTTCCCTGCGCCTGCACCAGTTCAGCAGACACCAGCACCAACAATGAGTGAAGCACTAGGCGCAGTACCTGCTCCACCTCAACCAGAGATGCCTCCGGCACCACCAGAAGCAGCAATGCAGGCTCAGCCTCAACAGGCTCCTCCAACTGACGTTGCTTCAATTCTTGCTCAGATCGGTGGATAATGACTACAATCGTTGCTGTACAAAACAGCAAGGGTTTTGTCTTTGCTGCTGATGCTCAGGTAACTGAGGGTGATCGTGCATACATGCACCCAAGAATGACAAAGATCACCGAGATTGGTGATTATGTCATAGCAGGTGCAGGCTCTTCTCGTTGCTGTGATGTTGTTCTATTTGGTTGGGAACCACCAATCTATGACGGAACAGAACACTATAAGTTTATGGTGTCAAAGTTTATTCCAGAACTACGCAAGGTACATGAAAATGCTGGCATTACTCTCAAGGAAGATGAAGAGTTTTGTTTCCTTGTTGGTCTCGATAAAAGAGTTTTTTATATTTGTCAAGACTATTCTGTTCTTGTAACTAATACCAATGTTTACGGTATTGGTTCTGGTTCAGGATACGCC